TCTTTTCAAAGTCTTCTTTCATCGTCTTCTTCCTCATATCACAATATTCTGTAAGAAATCTACTTACAAATTCACCATATTCATCTCTGTAACTATTTTGACCAAAATTATTAATATAACCATTAATAATAGTAGTTAAATCATAAGTAATTTCATCAGTTAAGATTTGTTTTTGATTAACTTCAGTAAATTTCAATATAGCACTACAAATAAATAACCAACTACTTAATTTTGTAAAATTAAGAGTAGGAGTATGCAATCTAAATTCAACTGTTCTTTTTCTTGTAAATACAAAAGGTACTAAATTTATCCAAAAATATCTGGAATGTATATTCCATTTTTGTGTTTGTCCTTTAGGATGCAAGAATGAATTTATATTATAAGTTTCATCTGTATGACTTACTGTATTATCTGATAAAAATGAATATAATCTATCAAAATCAACTTTTACATTTTTCTTATATTGTGTTTTACTAGTATTAAGATATAATTCTCTATTACCAGTTCCTAAATCATGTAATTTAGCACAATAATTCTTTGTAAAGTTTCTCTGATAATTTTCAGGCTTGGTCTTATACATAGGAAATAATGTAAATACTTCATTTTGTATATTACGTGAAAGTTTATATAAAGCTAAACAAAATTCTTCAGATATATTTTTAACACCTGATATGTGTATGTGTACAGAGCATTTTTCATTAAATTCGCATCTTTTATCTACTTCAGCAGCTAGTAATCTAAGGGTTTCAAGCCCTTTTTCACCAGTTAAAGGTATAGTAGTATATTCATAAGGTTCAACACCTCTTTCATCTCTTAAACTACCATCCTTTAATGGTACTACACCTAGAGGACCTATTAAGTTCTTAGGAATAGTACCATTACATGTTTCTATCTCAAATCCAAAAGTATAGTTATCTAATAACTTTGCAGCATCAGTACATCTTCCAGTAGGCTGAATCAGATTCTTATGTTTATTATACTGTTGTATAATTTCCATGTATGTATTATTAGATTCATCAGCATTATAATTGATACTTGTTCTATCATATTTAAACACTGCTTTTTGTCCAAGTTTCATTAAATGGGATGATGGGAGAGATTTTTTATTAATCCATACTCCATCTTTTAATGATTCTACGTAACCTAATTTCTCTGCAATTTCTGCACTAATACAAATAGTGGAAGCAGATAATCTTTCTTGTGGATTTTCAGTTAAATAAACATTGTTAAAAGGATTAAGATGAAAATACCCAAATTGTCCTTGTTCATTATATATACCTTTTACAAGATTTTCATCTTCTTCAAGAATATTAATTAATTCCCAAGTTTGTGATTCTACATTAAATCCTATTTTACCATTATTCCACCTGTGCCACTTCATACTTCCATCTGAATGTCTTACTCTAAAACAAGTTACTCCAGGAAGATAATATTTATTATCTGCTTTTATATATCTTGTTTCTTCACGTGGATATTTTACTATACTACCATCAAGCATCTCAACATCTACTTGATCTCCTTTTGTTAATTTAATCATTTCTTTCTTTTTCGTCATATTTATGAAAATAAAAGTCCCCGTTTTGGAGTATTATCATTATTAGTTTCATTTTTTGAAGTTATATTAGTTAATCTCCTCTTTACGTGTCTTACAGTCTTATTAATTGCTATGATGATATTTTCTAATTCAGTATCACTCATTTTTTCAGTAAATTGTGTACCAATATTTTCACCATCTTTTACAAAATCTAAAGCTGCATCAAGAAATTCTTCTTTTTCAACTTCATTTACTTCTTTAGTTAATTTTTCAGGTAAAATAATTGGTGTAACTGCATTGTCTGCAAATGTTGCAAATAATTGTGTATTTTTTACTTTTTCATGTTTTGTTAAAGCTGTAGTACGACCATTATTTTTAATTGTATCTGCTGCGTTTTGAGTAATACTTGTATTATCATAATCTGAACCTAAGAAATTACCATTAGAAAATACATATCCTCTATCATAATCAAACAATGGATAAAATACACCTGTAGCATATACAGCACAATTATTTTGATAATCCCATTCTTTAGTTGCACCCCTATCATCATTAAAGTTAGATACAAAACCATAAGTATACTTTACTATTTCTTGTAAAAAGAAACTAGTTTTATAATTATCTTCTTTAAGTATGATTTCTTCAGGACTAGTTTTAAGTCTTTTTTGTAAAGCATCAGCACATGTTTTATCCCTCATTATGAAACCCATATAGAAATAATATGTTTCAAGAGATGATTCATCTACTTTTATTTTACCACCTTTTTCATAACCTAAATAATCTAATTGTAGAGAAACAACTTCTTTTGGTTTATTACCACCAATCATATGCCCATTTTGAAAATATCTTCCTTTATGAAAATATACTTTACTCTTCTTTTTAGAAGGATCAAATGTAAATGGTTCGTATTCAATCATACAAAACTTCTTTTCATTCAATTGCACACCACCAAATTTCTTAGCAGCTTTTAGTATTTTTTTGTAATTAGGATAATTTCTAAAAGTCTTTTCTATCGTAGTAAGAGATAAAGACCTAATGGGAACAGAACTGTTATTCCTATTATAAGAACTAGCAGTAGTATAACGGGAAGCAGACACCCCAGATGATCTAGTATCCACACATTGCGAGTTGTTCCTCTGTCCACTCCCCTGTGAAAAATTTTGTGATTGAACAATTTCTCTGTTTACAAGAGTAATTTTAGCTTTTTTACCAGCTATAAATTTATAAACTTTGTTAGTTTCAAGATTGAATGTATTAGTTTCATTACCACCAATTGCATATAATGCTTCTCTTATTGAAGAAAAATATAATGATTTTAATGGTTCATCTTCCCAAACAAACATTGGACGTTCTTCTTCCACAGCTGAAGTACTATATTCTTTTGATGCACCTTTATACACATATAATACATTAGGTTCATCCAAATAAAACCATGTTAATACAGCTTTACCTTTATATTCTTCTAATACCTTATAAGGATGCTTTTCTTTTCTATTTTTAGCTAGAATAGAGAGCATTAGTTGAGAATCTACAGGATATGTCTCTGTCATATCATAAGCCTTCTTAAGCTCCTCACAATTACTAATAGAGCCATTATGTGCACCTATAAGTACTACATTATTATCAGGATCTGTAATTTCAAAAGGATGGGCATGATCTGGATTACTTTTTTCACTCCATGATGTAGAAGCTTTTCTATTATGTACTATAATATTATAATTCTCATCATTCTCATTTACAACTAAATTCTTCTTTTCAATAAAGTTAGAAAAATTAGCTTGTTTAATTGAAGGATTTGGTTTAAAATCATCAACACCTTTACTTACAACATTATTTATTACAATACCACAGGCATCCGAACCTCTGCTAACATTATATAATCCTAATATTTTAATTTTATCTATATTTGCTGGCTTAACGCCTATATACATGCTTATTCCACACATTATTACTTGCTTATTTGTTTATTAATTAATCTTTTAATTTCTTCAAAATACTTTTGACTACCTACTTCTCCTAATGCAGGAGCACTATTTGTTTCTAAAACTATGAATTCACATGTTTTTCTCTTATTACCACTTGAATCTAAAGAACTTGCTACTCTTACATCTATAGCACCAATACTTAATCCAACTGCTTTTAGAGCTTTTACACTATGATCTATAATTTCATTCCAATTTGTAGGTTTATCAAAAGAACTATTATCTTCTCCTACCCAAACACAGTTTGTACTATTAAAGAACCATCTATCTTTAGCATCTTCTTTACGAAGTTTTCTCCATGCTAAGAAACATCCATCTTCTGTAACATGAAGTCTATATTCTCTAGCTCCATTAAAATACTCTTCAAAATAATATCCACTTGTTGATTTAGACAAGAAAGATTTCAAATCTTCTACTTTATCCAACTTCTTCATTCCTTCACCACCTTGTCCTACAATTTTCTTTGCTAAAATTGGAAATTTAAGTGATTTAAAATCAGGAAGTTCTTTTACTTCATAATATTTAGCATGTTTTAATCCATCTTTTACACTATCAAATGCTTCATGCATTAATAGTTTATTACGACTAATTTCAACTGATTCAACTGTATTTAATTCAATTACTTTTGCACCAGGTCTAACTATTTCACTAGTATCTGTAAGTGAACCCATACGTATTATACTTCTTACAGGAAACATTAATTCTCTCAATCTTTCTTTAAGACCATCTGTAGAATAATTCTTAGTTCTTAATCTAGGTCTAAATTTAATTGGAACTCCTGATGAAACAATCTTCTTCTTTATTAATTTCTTTGTTAACATTATTTATTGGTTTTCTATTTAAAATATATCTAATCCAGTCTCCTCCTTTTACTTTCAAACTATCAGCTACTCCATTCTTATATACAAATAAGAATGCTGGTACAGTTTTTTGTAACCAATTTGATTTTTGAAGTAATCTTACCATCATACAATCATTTCTTAATGCTTCTGTATATATATCTGCCCATGTTTCATCATCACATTCCATTAAGTCACAAGTTACACCATTATCTTCTTCAAAGTTAATAGTAGGTCTTATTACAGGTATCTTATTATTTATACAATATAAGCTATAGTCTTCTATTCTAACTTTTTCTATAAAGTTAAAATAACCTACATCCTTATAAAATTCAGCAGCACCTAAACCATCTCTTAGACCACCATATGCTAAAATATATTTTTTTTCAGATTTAATCATTTTATAAATTTTTCCAAGCTTCTACTTTCATACCAAATTCATCATTTTCATCACCATTTAAGATGCCATTTTTTGCATCTGAACTGTAATAAAACATTCTTTTCTTAGTAGAATGACAATATGAACTTCTAAAACCTTTTAATTTACTTTCATTTTCAGCAAATGTATATAATATATCTTTTACTTCTTTTAATGTACATTTAGGATAGTAATATTTAGCAATTTTATATACATCACCTAAACTTCTTCTACATCCTGCTTCTGTATCAACATCTTTATTATCAACAAGAATTGTATCTCTTTCTTCATTCCATTTTGTAAAGAAATTCTTAAGAAAATCTTCAAGACTCTCTTTTCTTTTCTTCAATAATCCTTGTACTCTAATTGCTTTTATTTCTTTATTAATTTTTTCTTCTAATTGTGTTAGTTTGCTTACTTGTGCTTTTGTTGCTGCTACTCTTGGCATAATACCTGTTTTCTTTGTTAAAAATCTTCTTACTTGCTTTTCTACGTCAATATTATCATTCGGATTAACCTTCATTACAACTTCATCTTCACCAATTGTATGTATAATCTCATTACTTCTAAATAATACAAAATTTTCTGTGATAACTTTTCCTCTAAATATAACTTCATAACCATCACTTTCTATTTCTAATAATTCATACGAATGTTTATTTTGTGCTAAAAATTTATCACCTTTCTTATAACTAGTATTTCTTATTTTATAAGATTTATTATGTTCATCATATCTTGCTTTTGTAGGAAAATTTCCATTTCTAAAATATCTACTCATTCTTTACCAATTTATTGTAAATTCTTTACCATTATTTGCTTCTATTATTTCATTAGCTCTACTAAAATGTTTACAACCTTTGAATTTCTTAGTTTCACTTGTATTAAGTGGACTTGGATGTCCTGCAATTAATACATGATTTGTATGTTGATTAATAAAGTTTAAATACATTTGAGCTTTTTCACCCCAAAGCATATAAATTAAACCATTATTTCTTACACTTAATAAACTTAATACATAATTAGTAAATGGTTTCCATAATTCTAAATGTGCGCCTGTTACTCCTACTTCTGTAGTTAATGCTGTATTTAATAATAATACACCTTGTTCTGACCATTGTTTTAAATTAGCTTCATCTTGTTTAACACCAAGAAATGTACGTAAATTTAATCCATCATCAATATCATTTTCAACTTCTTGAATAATATTTCTTAAACTAGGTGGAACAAATCCTTTTACTCCACTTCCAAATGCTAATCCACATGCAACAGGTTGACCATTATGTAGTTGTTGATAAGGATCCATTCCTAATATCACTACTTTTAAATCATCATATTTGCAATATTTAAAAGCATTTAAAAACTCTGTATCTATAGGTACAACAGATTTACCTTTTGCTTTTATATCTTTTAAACTTGATATTATTTTATCAAATTCTACAGATTCAAAGAAAGGTTTTAACTGCTTATACCATCCTTCTTCTACCAGTGGTTTTAATATCTCTGGATTCATATTATAAATTTATTACTGATAAGTAAACTCTATTATTAGTTCTTCTATTTATTACTTCATATAAATCTTTCCAACCATTAGTTTTTAATAATTTTCTCTGATTTATATTAGTTTCAATATCTGTACAAAACATAAGACTATATCCTAATAATCTACCAATATCTTGTCTAAGATTATTCATAGTAGTTCCTACTCGTTTACCTCTATATTTTTCTGAAACAAAAGCTTTACAAGATACAATTATAGCACAACAATGAGGCATTTTATATAACTCAAAAGTAGCTAAAATATCATTTCCTATTGTAATACAGTATCCTCCTTCACTCCAATTATTCCATCGAAATAATTCTATTTGCTTTCCTGTTTCAATTCCTTCTTTATCTTTTTCAGGTTCAAAATATTTTATTTCTTTTATTTCTTGAACTGTTTTATCTTTTAAAATATTTTCTAAATTATTTCCCCAAAAACATCCATATCCTGATGAACTTTTTTTAAAGAATCTTAATTTCTCTTCTTTACATTTTAATAATCCAGATAAAAGTTTTTTATATTTATCTAATACCTCTTCTGTTTTCATATTATATTTTTTAAAATTTCTTCACTCATTCTTTTACCATGGTTTTTATAAAAATCACTAATATCTTTTTCTTCAAATTCTATTGGAATATATGTATGTTGACAATCATATAATGTTGACATTCTTTCTCCACATATTAAACCAGGTTTATCATTATCATAGAAAAATATAATTTTGTTAAATCTTTCTTTTAAATGTCTGATAAAATCAGGATTAATATAATGTCCCTCACCATGTGTTGCAACAGCATTATATCCTAATTCATATAAACACATTACATCTTTCATACTTTTAGTTATGATACATAATTCACCTTTATCAGGTAATTGATCATAACCTTGAATATCCCATTCATTATTAGCATTACTAAACCATTTGTTAGGAAATACTTCATTAGGAATGTATATTTTCTTATTTTTAGTACGAGGGAAGTAATATGCATATATTGGAAAATTATCTGTATAAACTCTTCTAATAGAGTCATTGACCCAATATCTGTTTACACAATATACATTATATTTATTTAACGTATCAATAGTGATTCCATAACTACTCCAGTCTTTTAAATCTTTTTCATTAAATTCCTGAGTTAAGAATTTTATATCTTTCTTCTCTTTCTTTATATTTAAATCATGATTAATTTGCTTTATGAGGTTTAAATCTTTCGATATACCTCCTAAGTTTAAATTAAAGTCATTATTTATTTGATTACAAGCTTCCCAGAAATTGCATTTATACAATCTCATAATAAACTTAAAGCAATCACCTCCATCACCTCCTGCACCATGATCTTTGTACATTAATTTCTGTACAAATCTATTATAGTAAACAGCAAATGATGGATGTGGATCACTTCCAGGTCTTAAAGGGGAACTAAATACTTCCCCAATCTCAAAGTTTTTATCTATATATCTCCTAAAGATTTGTTCATCTGTAATAAATAATAAAATATTCTCCTTTGATAGAGGAAGTATTTGTTTTCCCTTTGTAGTTATCATCTCACTGGTTTATATTCTGTTAGAATTCTTTGTTTAATTACGTCTAAGTTTTGAGGTTTTTCATCATTGAAATTAACTATAGGAGAAGTATCAGCTTTATAGATTTTGAAAGAATATATGTTTTTCTTTTCATTATCATCTATAGTTGTGACACTTCCTCGAATAGTTTGATTCTCAAATACTCTTGGTATAAACTTTACCTTAATATTAGAATACATTTCCGCTAGATTGTTGCTCTGTAGTTGTAGTATCTACTTTTACAGGGCGTAAATCATTTTTATTAGTAGGATCAAGGTCTTTTAGACATTTATCTAAACCCTTTTCTTCTACTTCAGCATTAGATGCAAAAGCTTTATATCTACTCCAGTGTAGACGAGTTCCAGTTTTACCTGAACCATCATTCTTAAGATATTGTTCACCCACAATACGTCCCCAGAAGAATTTTCCAGTGATCAGAGGAGTGATTTTTTCCATATACACTTCAAGAGTTTCAGCACTAATAGCATCCACTTGTTCACGTACACCTAATTTATCAGCTAAAAGAGCTAATTGACCAATGAATTCATTAGTTTGCTCTTCAGTCTTCATATAGATGGTATTTACAGTACCTACTTGTCCTGTAGCACCTTCTGCTGGTTCCCAACCTGGTGTAGTAATTGGAGGAGTCTCCAACTTAAAACTTACCTGAGTAGATGTACCTGCTGCTGATTTACGTTGAGTGATTTCATTAATTTTTACATTATATCGACCTATATTAAGGTATTTACCTAATGAGTTACTTGTTTGAGATTTTACTCCATTTGTTGAAATCATATTTTTTTTCTTATTTTTTGTTTTTATTTTTAAAATTCTGGTGTACCACGAGTCATACTTGGTGCTTCTACTATTAATTCTGATAAAGGTCTATCAAATATTGATACTTCTCCACCTCTTGTAGTTGATTGAGTACTACCCCATCCAGCAGGTATTTTCTTTTTTGCTGGATTTTCTCTTAATCTTGCATTATATATACCAGTATTATCAGTATAATCATATCTAGCTCCATTAGTTTCTAAACTTACTTGTGGATTATATTGTGTTTCATTATATAAATTAAAGAATACATATCCAGGAAAATGTTCATCATCTGTATATGATTCTAATCTTACATAAATTAACTCTCCATAAGTATTATTTAGTTCTCGCCAATCTGCTGAAGATTTAATTCTTCCATTACCTGCAACTAACCAACCTTCACTTTCATCCTTTGCTTTAAATATAAGAATTCTCTTAGTGTCTGTATCAAATGAAAATCCTACATATTGTGTTTCAGATTTAGCATCAATTAATAACAAACTTCTTAAAGTTGTAGATAAATAGATATTCTTCTTATCTGGTAATAGTTCAATTACTGCACTATCTTCATATTTATCAGGTCTCTCATCTCTATGTCCTTTAAAGATAATATTTTTAAGATTGTATTTTTCATCTCTTAAATTTATGTCAGCTAAAGGTACTAAAGCATTAGATTGCTGATTTCTACTTGAAGGAACATTATATTGAACTACAAATACATTATTTTCTGCATTATATTTTGCAATATAAATAGGAGTTCCTGCCTGTAGTCCATGACCTGAATCAAATCTTATTGTGGCATTTTTACCACATAACTTCTTATAATAAAGCTCTTGCTTCTCATTCATTTTTAATCATTATATTTATCAATTAATTCACTTACTAAACCTAAATCATTAGGAATATATAAGTCTTTAAACATACCTATTGGTGATTTAGCTGGATATTTACCATCAAAGTTAGTAACAAAGTTATAACTCATTTTGTTGTCATTACCTTTTGTTACATTAGTGTATAAAATTACACTAAATAAACCTTCTAATGTTAAATAATCATCTACCATTTTACCAACGGTTTTCATCTTAAATCCTGATTCTCCATCTGCTTCAGGATGCCACAAGAAATAAACTTTTAAATCTCTTCTTGTGTTTTTAGCAGCTTCCATGATTTTACTAATATTTACACCAATATCACTAAATTTATTATAACCTGCTTCTTTAGCTCTACGCATAAATTCAAAAGCCATAATATATTGTGCATCATCTATAACTATACTTTTTATATCAGTTCTTGATGCAGAGATTAATTTAATGATTTCTGCAATAATAGTAGCATCTGATGTTTCAGCATAATTACCACCTTCACTTATCTTACCATTATAAAGACTTTTCCAGCCTCTGAATGGTAAATCTTTTCCAGCTACATTTATAATAGCTGTTTCTTTAGGATTTAAACCCTTAATTTTTAATTCTGGAAAGTTTCCAAGACTAGTAGATTTACCAGTACTTGATTTTCCCACTATTGCTATACTTGACAATATTTCATATTTTCTCTTAAATTTCAATTTTCTTAGTAGTATTATTCAAATTTAAATGTATTGTTTGTATAATTCAGGATTCTTTTTGAATTCATCTGCTGGTGGCAGCTCCTCAAAATAGTTAGTTGCACCATTAAAATATAATCCCACATAAGATCCATTAAGACCATAATTTCTGTCTTTAAGGAACAGAAGTGATCTATACTTATCCTTAAGCTTTTCTATGTCATATCCCCTATGAATAGCTAGTTTATATCTTGCTGGAGCAAATAATCCTAATATTAAATCAGCGTCTCGTTGTGTTTCCTTATTATTAGCTAGACCATTGAGACTTGGTTCAACCTTTTGCTCTAAAGTTTCACCTTTAAAGAATTCTAATTTCTCTGTTTCAGCAGCTTGTTGTTGAATATTAATCACTGTACAATTAAATCTTTTACAAAAGCCTTTTAAGCAATATTCTTGTGAGAAAAAACTTAAACTTTCTCTTTGACTTAATCCTTTTTCAGCAGTTAATAAACCCACGTGGTCAGTAATTACAAAGTAATGTGTATTATCTTTATGATTATAACCTGTAATATGACCCATCTCATTTTTAACATATTCCCCGGACTCAGAAATTTCAAAGTGATCTCTCACTTCTTTATATATACCAAAGGGATTATGAATATGATCTTTTACAATTACAAATGATGTTAATTCATTAATAAAGCTTTCACATTCTCTAATTTTAGATAAATGATCTTCTGATATTGTGAATTTACCAAGTGACTTAAGTTGTGCAGTTGATAATTCTATATTATATTTTTCATATAACATTGCTGATACAAAAGACATCCAAAATTCTTCTACAGTTTCTTCTAGTGCAAAATAAAAGATTTTTGCTTTTACTGAAGGATTTAATTTAATAAAATTATATATGGAAGCAATAGTAAAGAATTTAGTAAATTTAGTTTTACCAATTCCACTACTTGCTGTAATAATCCAATATTTACCTTTTTCAAATCCTGGAAATTTTTCAGCTAATCTAGGAAAAGGTGGGCTAATTGAATTTACCCTTCCTTGTTCCTTATTCTCTTTATTTTCCAGAATCTTGTTATAAATTTTATCAAACATTAAACATCTTCACTAAAAACATCCTTCTTTTCAACCGTATCTTCTTTCATAAGTTGAATATAAATATTATATTCTTTCTGATGAAGCCAAGTAGGACTTGCTTTCATAAATTTGAAGTCACTAAATGAAGATTTGAAATTATTTATTGAGTTTTTCTCTCTCATTTTAATTTCATAAACTAAAGCTTTAATTATATCTTCATGTGAAGCTTCTTCAAGTGCTTTTTTGTAGTATTTCTTACAATGTTCTTTATCACTACGTAATACTCTGGTGCGAGGATACCCTTGATATTTATCAGATGTAGGAAATGTCTCCCAAAATTCATTAAATTGTGTGTCAAATGTTGTTAATATAACATCAGTTAATTCAGTATTTTTTATTTCATCATAAAATTGATTGGTGGTTTGCATCACTTCTTCACCTTTTTCAGTAATAAATATATTATGAATTAAATCTGTTCCTATTTCATCATCATACAGACTCAAAAACCCTCGTCTTATCAGATTTTGAACTATCTCCTTCCTGTTTTTTACTTGGAAGAGGTATTCCTCTATTGGAGTATATTCTTTGTAGAATAAACTTTCCAATATTGCGAATTGTTCTAAACTTATCTGATGTTTCTTCAATATTCCTTCGTTGATTATCTTGAATATCACTAAACATTATTTCTTTATTATTTTCAATAAATTGCTTTGTTAAGAATTCATGCTCAATACATTCATAGTCATTCATATTAAAAACCAGACCATCTAATATGATCTGCTCTAGTTATATTATTAACAATTTCATAGTTTCTAATAGATTTACGTAGATTATTTATCTCTGTTTCTTTAGCTATATTTAATCCAGAACTACGTCCTGCTACTTCTACTAAGTTATTTAAATCACCATACATACCAGCTAACTTTGGATGTTCATCTTTCAATTTATTCCAATGATGTGATGTTTTAGGTAATATGTCTTTAGGTGAAACAGGATTATTCTCTATTTCATCTATCACTTCATTAATTGTCATAGCAGACAATTCTTCTTTTATTGGTGGTGGCTTAGTTACTTCTACTTTCTTTTGTAAAGTAGGTTTATCTGTTATATTATTTTTCATTAAAATAAACTCATTTGTTTTGTTTCTATTACTTCTAGTATTTTCTTACATTCCATAATATAAAAATTGTAATTTATATTATAATCACTCCATTCTTTCTCAATAAAATCATTGAATACTGTCACTTCAAATCCTTTATTGATAATTTCACTAGTTCCCTTCTTATATTGTTTTATAAATGTATGACCTGGAGTTGATATATAATATCTTACATTCTTTTGTTGTTTCTCAACAACTTCTTTATCTACATCTAAATGATGTGTTTCTCCATAACTATCTTTACTAAACTTTTGTCTTCCACAAAAATCATAAATATTCCTATGATTCTTGACTGTTTCCTCAACAGGTATTCCATTGACAAAGTAGTTTGATATAGCTAAAGGTACTATTTTAAAGGAATTATCCTTATGAACCTCTTTGTCAATTTCAAAAGCACCTTTATATTTGACTTTACCTTTTGTAGATATAGCCATATAGTTATTAACGTCTCTAATTATCATTTTAGAATACTCTACATATTCTAAATTAAGATTAGTATTTTCTTCCCATCCTTTACAAATATCATAATACATTGGAAGTAAATCTTTTCTAATTTTAACTGTTATACCATCAGTATTGATTTGTAATACTTTAAGTCCAATTATTTCATCAACAAGAGCTTCAGCTAACATAGCTAACATTAATTGACCATTAATTGTAGTTTTTAATGTATATAATGGATCATATAAGAAACTATGTATATCATTAGATTTACCATATACACTATTTAAGCTTAATTTAAATCCATCAGAAAGAGTCATATTTCCTGCCTTTTTAGCTACTATTCTCTGATTTAGTATATCTTCATACACTTCACAGAATTTAGGTCCTAAATGGGCTGGAAATAGCTTATTTTGCACTGCTATATTCGGATATAAAGAATTTACATCTAGGTCGAGTATAATATAATCATCATCTGACTCATATACTCCTGGTTTTATACAACCATGTATTCCCCCTGTTCCAAAATCATATTTAAAACCCTTATAAATAACACTATTAGCTATTGCACCTTTAGTATTAGTTACTTCTTTACTTTTAAGATTATCTAATAGACTATTAAATTCTTTTGATTGAAATTTAATATAATCAAAGATACAATCTTTAATTTTAATATTAGGTCTGTAGGTTCTTTGTTCCTTAATTTCCCAAGGATCTTGTCCTGTAGCTTCAGAAAACAGTTTTAATACTAATTCTTCACCTATCTTACTATCTGGATAATTTATGCAAGGGAGATTATATTTATTAATCAAATCCTTACGTAAATTAATTTTAGCTTCACTTAACTTATAGAACTTAAATGTAGCAAGAACATCATTTAAGTTATATTTTAATATATCCTCAATTTCATCTTCTGTAATATCATTTCTTGTATGTTCTATAGGCATTTCCATTACATTTGGAAAACACATAGATATTTCAAGTGATTTTAATGAAGTAGCTCTAGCTTTATTATTAAAATGCCATAATTTAAATAAATCTAATTGTTGTATTAAAACATCTTTTCTTTTGATTGCTACAATTTTAACAAAATTCTCTTGATTTTGAGAATCAATAATTTCTTGTGCTTTCTCATATATATCATCAATTATATCTTGTATAGATATAACTCCATAATAATTTAATTGAGATTGCCAAAATGTAGCTTTTTGTAGTATTAAATGTATAATAGGATAATCAAAGTTAACATTGTTAAATCCAATTCCTCCTTTACATTGTTTTAAATGTGTTATTAATTCTTCTAGTTCAAATTTATCATTATGAATAACAAATTGAACTATTTCTTCAGTATCTACATTTATTGCGCTATAAGTAAATGCTGAAGCAAGGGTTTCTATATCGTATACATATAAATTTCTATTCAGATATTTTTATTTTCTTTCTATTTTTCAATCTAATAGATATATCAGATTTTCTACCTCCATTAGATGTAGGCCAAAAAACCGTTTGATTCGTTGTAGAACATTGACTAGCTCCTATACTGTTTTTACTTCTGATATATTTAATTATATCTTCAAGTTTTGTTTTAGGAAAGTAATAAGTAGTAAGTCTATATAAATCAGCAGCTCCTCTCATTCTACCTTGTGGACATTGATACCCACCAGTTTCTCTTATAGTAGATTCTCCAGTTCTTACATAGTTTGTAACCTTACCAATTGCTCTATCTATTACTTCTTCAAAAGATTTAGGTTTGAATGTCTTCTCAAATGTTTTATTAAATCTAATTTTAGACATTTGATCTAAATCTTCTTGTATTTCTTTTAATTTCATATTAAAATATTTGTTCTCCATCTACTTCTAAGAATGAATCTGGTCTAATATCAGAAGGAAATGTATCTGTTTCCTCTTCTATATTAGATGTTAATACACCTATTGTATGGATATAGCGTTTATTAAATGTTTTTTTAAATCCTACAGGATATACATTACTTTCTAAAATCTCACAAAAGAATCTCTTTGTACCATATACAATTTGTTTCTCTTTAGGCATTTCATCAAGTATAAATGTTAATCCTTCTGCTTTTTCTTCTAATATAAGAGCTTTACCAAAAGGCTTTGTTTCCTCTTGGTAATTCTCATATATATCAATTTCTTGACCTGCTTGCATTATATTTTTGTTTTTATATATAATAATCCCCCTTACTAGTAACTTACACCAGTCCTTACAGGATTGTATAGCTAATTTTCAGAACTATAGTATTATATTTTTTATGTTATACTCCACTACTTCCAAATCCTGTTACTCCTCTTACACTAGTAGATAATTCCTGAACTTCTTCAAATTCAACTTCTGGATAAGGTAGAATAACTAATTGTGCTATTCTATCTCCTGTGTTATAACCAGCAAATTCCTGGTCAATAGTTTTAAATCTACATTTAATACTACCTCTATAACCAGAATCTATTACACCTATTGAATTAGCTAATACAAATCTTGTAGTAGAAATACTACTTCTAGGAAATATTAATCCAACAAATCCTTCAGGAATCTCTACAGATAATCCTGTATCATATTCTGTATAATATCTTGTTTCATTTACTGAAATACATGTTAAATCCATTCCAGCATCTCCATGTTTTGAATAAGATGGAATTACAGCTAAATCACTTAGTTTTTTAATCTTAACTTTCATTGATTAATTTTGCAATTGCTTTAGCTTTATCAATTTTCGATGTTCCTTTCTTATCAATTATAGATAATGTCTGATATACTTTAATAGTATTTTCATCATATATATCCATTTCATAAGCTTTCATGATACTAAGCTTTTCTTGTAAAGAAGCTTTTTCTTTTTCTAAAGAATCAATTTCTTCTTGAATTTGTGCTTTGGTTAGAGCATATAGTTTTATTTCATTACCATATACTGAACCAGCAGATTTACCATCTTCAAATCTAACTATATAATAACCACCATATTGAGTATAACCATTTCCATTATTACAAGAATTAATTACTAATACTGTACCATTATATAAATTACTGTTTCCACTTAAATTTGTTGTACCATTATATACAACTTTGTCTCCTTTTTTAAAAATTTTTGTTCCTTTCATTTTTATTTTATTTTATTGGACAACTTCCATTTTGACATTCATCTATTCCATCTATAATATCAGAATCTTTAATATTAGCTGATGTTATAGGTTCTATATCTTTAATCATCATTTCATATAATTCCTTAGAAATTGTTTCATAAGGAGCTTGTATAAATCCATGATTATGATATAATAGAAAAGATAATGTTTTAAAGTTGTTTTTATAATTATCATTTAAATACTTCTTAATATCTTCTAAATCTTCTGCTTTGTAATATACAGTACAACTTACAGAGTTATCACTCCATTCAGATTGTAATCTTCTTACAGTTTCTAATTGATCTTTCCAGCTAAAATCTGATGCAATAGGTGTTCCTGATGGAACTTTACATGGAAATGATACTACCATTGTAGATGTATCATAACTTCCATCAAATTTAATTTGATATTCAATAGGATAACCATGCTTCTTACATACATCTATAAGTGGTGAATTAGAAGCTATTCTAACTCTTCTTATATAATATGGTCCAGCAGGTGATGGGTGACCTCCAGGAGTTACACCTTTAAGTAAACTTAATGTACCAGATGGTTTCATTGTAGTCAACTTAATGGATCTTGGATAACCATGTTCCTTTGAATAAAAATCATCAAATTCTCTTAACCATTCATAAGCATCTTTTAACCAGGATTTTTGTTCCTCACTAGCTTGAAGATAACCTGTTATACCAATACCCATTCTCATATTCTTATGAACTACTTCTTCTGTCTCTTTTAAGCTACAATGTAAATTTAAACTATGTTTATTTACAATATAAGTTAATCTAAGACATGTTAGTAATTCTTTATAAGAACTAATATTAGATAAAAATATCTCTGAAAGACAACATGTTTCATAGTTTTCAAGTGATTGTTCAGCACATGGATTAAATCCAACTATGTTAGGATCAGGATATTTAGTTTCTCCTGTTCTACCACATTCTCGTGCTAATCTCATATTAATGAGTCCATAAGGTTCACCTTGTTTATAAGTGTCCCAAAACTCATTAAGTAATAATGAAGTATCATCACATGCTACAGAATTATTAGACATAGCTCTCCAGTTAGGAATAGTACCTAAGTCCCATCTCTTTGCTTTCAAGAATTCTACATCATCATAATCTCCAATAGCAATTTGCGCTGACCTACGAACATTACCTGACACTACGACACTACCAATAATATTCATTATATCTAAACAATGTATAGGTTTTAATTTCTTACCTGCATTTTCATTTAGAATTCTATGAATTTCATTAATTCCCCAACATAATTCATCAGGACCTGATGCTATACCCCCAAATCCTTTAATTATAGCCCCTTTAGAGCGTATTAATTGTGTGGAATAGGTAAACCCTTCACCTGAATAAAAATGAGCTTTAAGTACCTTTCCAAGCAATTTAACCCATCCTTCTCTAGTATCAGGAACTATAAAATCAGCTGATTGATCATCAAATCTTTCAATTTTAATCTTCTTTTTATGTAGTTTAGGAAGTTGATATACATATTCTTTCTGAATATTGTATCCTACTCCACATCCTAACATAAGCATCTCAAAAGCCCATGTAAATGGTCTTATTGGATTATCTACAACAACAGTTGCACAATTCTGCAAAGAAGGTAATCCTAACTTATCAACAGTCTTTGTACCAAGTTGCCACATAAATCTACCAGCAGTAGACCATTTAAGATTCATTCTAGTGTTAAAATAATCTTCCTTATCTTTTTCACTAAAATTTATACCTAATTGTTTCTCACATGCTGCTAACTCTCTGTTAACTACTTGATCAAATTCTTCTGTTTTAGAATTAAGATCATCTTCTTTGCATCTTCGTGCATAGGTTCTTTTAAATGTTATATAACCTATTTCTCCCCAAGGAACTTCTATTTCTTTACTCAATTATTTCATACTTTCTCTTCTTTTTCAACTTTCTTTGATGTACTTTCTGTAACTACTTCAGGTAATTCTATACCATATTCTTTACATAAGTTACGAGCCATGTCTCTATTATTAGTATCTATTACCATAGGAAGAAGTTCATATAAATCCTTATTTAATTCTCTTCCTTCGTTAATAAAATCCTGTATTTTAAGTACTTGGTTATAAACCCATGCAGTATAAACTTCTGAAGTAAGCCAATAGTTAGATAAAGCTCTACATTCTACACCAAAATTCTTAAATCTGAAACTTCCTGCCTTACCATATAATTGTCTCCTTTCTGTATCAGGATCAAGCAATATACTTGGCATTGTAAGGAATAAATCAAATAATCTAACTATTTGTTCACTAACTTCTTCTGTTGGATTATCATAACCTATAGCTACGTGTCCTCCACATACTCTTAGATTATCTATTGCATCTGGTGGAGTGTTTTGTTCACCCTTCCATACATTATAGTCTGGATCACAACCAAAAGTGTTAGCTTGTTTTGTATTTAAGTGATTAGCATTAAATCTTGCACTTGCCTGAATAACAAGATCCAGTTCTTCTGGAAGATGTTCTCTCATGTATTTTAAAGATTGTTTATGATATGAAATCCATTCATCTTCATTTGTTGCAGGTGGGATATTATATTCAAGTGCTACACAATCTACTTGCCACATAAAACCTTTAGGAAGATTATCCATTTGTAATGGTCTCTTCTTAGTTCCTTTTATGAATCCTACAGCAGAGTGAAATTCATTATTTACATTATTCCAGAGAAATACTTCTGGATCTGAACCTACAAGTAGGTTACTAATTATTGGTTTATTTTGTTTTTTCATTTATTTCAAATATTAAAAAATAAGCGGGATAATATCTTGTATCTTTACCATAAGTTTCATCATTTAATGATTTACCTTTCAAATATATTCCATTACCTTCGTATTTTTCATATGAAGTTAATTTTTCTATATTAGTATAATTAGCTACACAATAAGTATTTGACTTAATTTCAGGTAATTTATTTCCAGGATTATTAGAATTAAAATATTCTAACTTAGTAATTTCTGTTTCAAATATTTCTTCTAAAAGTTTCTTTACTATTTCAAGACTTTTTGTATGGTCTTGAGTAGTAGTTTGTTTAATAGGAGTACTTGAATTAGGATCATAATGTAAACATTTTGTAGATGGATAAGTATTAAAGAAATCACTTATAACACCTAAACAAGCATTAAAATTATTCTGACTATAATACTTTTGAACTAATTTAAAATATAAATCTTTTATGAAATATTGTGATAAATTAAATCTTGAATCATTATTATTTACAAAAGCATAAAATCCAAAATAATAATTAGCATATCTTATATTTAATTGTCCTTTTTCACATTTATCTAAATCTTTCTTTAGCTCTTCAGCTGTAGTAGGAAAAAATGGATTACCAGGATGTAATAAAGTAAATGTAGCATTATGATTTTTACTATTATAATGTGCTAATAATAAAGCTTGTAGTGGATCTATATCTTTATCTGTTTCAAGTATTCTATATGTTTCTTCAATAATATTATGTGTTGGATACCATAAGTATCTAATTAATATCATTGTTATATACATTTTAAAACCACTTTTTACTTCAGACTTGTCTATAGTAAAGAAGTCACCATCATATTCAAACACTAAATCAAAATTAGATTTTAAAAATGTTAACCATTTTTCAATTTCTTCTTTTGTATAATGTTTAATTCTATGATCAGCAGGTCTAAATTTTACATATTTAGCTGTATTAGCATAATAAGCATCTTTTAAAAACTGCATACATCCTTTAGTTTGGTCTTGTACTTCTCCACTTGTAGGATATAAAATACCTTGTGTATTTAAACACCATTGTGCATGTTCACTATTCTTGTACTTGTTAATCGGATTTCTAAATCTTAATTCCATTTAATAAATTAATTATTGTTTTGTTAGAGAATTTATCATTTATCTCTTCAGGATGCCATTGTACCCCTACTACATTAAGTCTTTTGTGTTTAAGAGCTTCAACATATTCTCCATCTTCATCTACATAAAGAATTTCTAAATCTGATCCTACATTATTCCATCTTACAGCTTGATGATGTAAAGAATTAACTTTTACTTCTCTATTTTTTGCTACTTCTTTTAATTTCAAAGTATCAATTTCAGGATAATATAATAAATTTCCTGCCTCATCACGTACAGGTTGAGATATTTTATGTGTTAATTCCCATCTAGGTGAAGAAGAAGGATGATACATATGCTGTGTAATTACACTACCATACTTTACAGCTATTTGTTGCATACCTAAGCATATACCAAATATTGGAACTTGAGCATCAATATATTGTTGTAAATTCACTTCAAAGAAATATTCCTTATATGCATCAGATTCACTATTCATAAAACTTGGAGCTGATCCATATCTATATGATGGTGTATCTTTACCTCCAGGTAACACTACTAAATCTAATCCTTGTCTTATACCTTCTTGTGGTGTTAATATTTCTACTACACCAAATTTAGAAAAGTATTCAAGATATGATTTAGTTACTCCAAATGAACTTTCACCTATACTCCAACCTACAATTCCTATGTGTTTTGTTTTATCTTGCGACATTTTATTAATTTTCAATGTTATTAAATACTTGTATCTCTTCTTGCTCTTTTTTTAATTTAAAATAATCATTATTTTCAAATGTATTATTTATCACTTCATTTAGATAGTTTAATGTTTTTTCATAACTATATTTATTATAACCCATCATTTCTGGGTGAAATTGTATAGCTAAACCTCTAATTCCTGGAAACCAAACAATTTCTGGTTCAATTACATTATCATTAATTTTTGCAAAATCAGGAAAAACATTCTGTTTATCATTTCCATCTAAATAACTCTTACTTAATCCTTCTGTCCATCCTAATACTTTATACTTGTCTTTTGGCATATTCCAAGGATATAGCATTTGGTGATGTATAGAATTAGTAACAAGTGTTAAACCATCGTGTGTAGTAATATCATGATTACCATGATGATTTCTTACATCTTGTATAAGTTTACCACCTATTTCATTTTGCATAGCACACATCAATTGAGCACCACGACAAATTCCAATGATATATTTACCATCTTTTACAGCTCTTTTATAATAAGCCATATGACGCTCATCAGTATCTTCCCAAAAACTAGTTCTATGACCAGCTTTTTCATTATAAATAGCAGGATTTATATCTGCACCACCAGGAAATATTACTATATTAGCATCATCCCATTCAGTTTCTCTACTATTTTCTATCCAGTATCCATCATCATGACCTACTGAAAATGTCTTAAATTTACTTTCTTTTACTTTGTTTTTGTATTTCATTATTTTTTAGTTATTAAATTTATAATACATTAAATGTTTAGAATTTATACACCCATAGTTTAAGGTTACCTTCTACATAACCATATCTTCTTTGTAGTGTATCTTCTATTAAATTAAATCCTACTTTTTTCAAAGTTTCATCTAGAGTTGTTTCTTTAGGAGATGTTACAGTAAGAATTGATCTTTCACCTGATTCTCTTTCAGCATATGTCCATTCTTTACTAAATGCTTCTTTTTTGAGTTGATTAATAAATTGATTTAATTCTTCTTGTGTTGTATCATTACTAGTTCCTGACAAGAAACATATAGCACAACAAGGTAATTGTGTTTTTATTAACATATTATTTCAATTTTTGTTTTACTAATTCTTTTAATTCATAACAATATCCAGTTGGTTTATGTCTATATCTTTTATTCATAATTTAATCTCCTGTAAATTTAATACCTTTAGGATATACTTTCTTAATATAAGATTTAGTTTTAACTTTAGGTGTTTTTGGTAATTTTAATATTTTCATAATGTACATCCCTCACATGGTTTAGGATTATCAGAATTAGTTCCACAAATAATACAGTTAGATTTAGTCATGCTATTAGTTAAGGTTAAATAAATTATTTAAAAACTCTTTAGTATAAAATGTAGTTGTATAGTGTGCTATACAATATAATGTAATTGCTAATAACATAATTATTTGTTTAATTCTTCGTATTCTTTAATTATTAGCTTAATATCACTTAAAGTAACATTTTCCCAATATCCTATTTTGTATGTAGCTGATTGTAAAGTTACATCCCATTGATTTAAAAAAGAAATTGGTTGTCTAAGTCTTCTTAAATCATCTAATTTAATTTCAATACTTCCTACACCTATTACTTCTATCTTACCTTTACTAATTTTAATAGTTTTACCATTAGATAGTGTTAATACTTTTTCTTTGTATTGTTTTACTTCATCTTCAGTAGCTAATCTGTATGAATTTGGATGTTTACTTGGATTAAAACCTAAAGTTCTTGTAGTTTTTAAATTTCTTCCACCTATCCAATATGTTTGAAGATTAGTTATTTCAATTATATTATCCTTATCTGCTCCTTCGCAAATATCTTTCTTAATAAATAGAAACTGTCCTAATTGATAGTCATTTTTGTATACAGGTTTCCAATCACTTACAATATCAAAAGGTAAGTCTAAATAAGTTCCAGCAGCAGAATAATAATCTACTCCATATGAATTATGTCTATAAACAAATAAATGTCCTTCTTTTACTTTTCCATTAAATAAGTCTTTAGGTGCTTTATATCCTATTATTTCTTTATCTATTGTTTTTGTGTTGTTTAAAACATGTTTTTTAAATTGTTCAAATGTTATTTCTGTATAATCTTTTGGTTTACTACTACAACAATCTATACTTTCTGTTATATCAGAATAAACATACTTTTTATCAGATGTAAAGTTGTAAGGGGCTTTTGTATTTAATTTTTTATTAAAATAATCATTAACTATTTCACTATTCTCTTTATTTCTTTTAATACACCATTTTTCAGGAAGTTTATATTCTTCTTTTTCTATAAAGTCTAATAGAGGAACTGTTGGTAGAGTTGTTGTACTACTAAACCACCAATTTTGATTTATTTTGGTTTTAAAATAATAAGTTGTAGTACCTTTTGGAGTATCTCTGTCATTAGGAAAAGCTACTTTTATCACTTCTTTAAGTAATTCTTCATCTTTCATATTATGCTTCAAAGCTATTCTACCTTCTCTTAGATCTTTTATAAGTTTTTCGTTTAATTTGTATTCCATATTTAATATGTTCTTACTAAGTTATTGTAATAATTTTGTGGAAGTAGTTTAGCTTCCTGTTGGCATAAATGACATTTTTTATACCATAACATTGAAATTCCATGTGTTTTACATGATTTCATATAAGTGTTGTTAAATAAGCTCATATATTTAATGTTTTAGAGTATTCTAAATAGTTATTTTTAAATTTAGG